TTTATTAGCAAGTATTCTATCTCGGTTTTTTTCTCGGTATGCTTTTGCTTTTTCTTTGTCGTATTCCATTTATATTTTATTTTATATAGAAATCTTTAAACCCCTTTTTAGGAAGATTAAAGGGACAAGTCCCTTTTTTATAGAAAGTCCCACAAGAACCTCTTTTTTCTTTCTCTGGGATTTTTTAAAAGAAACAAAAAGAAAATATAAAAAAGAAAAAAAAAGCTGGGACGCTGGGACTTGGGACTTGCCTCCCCTAAAACCCCTAAAAATAGAAAAAAAAATTGAATAATTTTATTACCTATATCAGTAATAAACTTTTACACAAAAAACAAAAAAAAAGAATGTCAGTAAGCGTCCCCCCCTTAATTATAGCTGGGACTTGGCTGGGACTTTTACTATAGGGGCTGGGACTTTTATAAAAAAATACTATATACTACATAAAATATATTATTTTTTAAATACCGCTTGGTTCTTCATCTAATTCAGTAATATTCTTAATACCAATATAACAACCCTTTACTCTATCCTTCTTCTTTTCTTTGTCATATTTTATTTTCATTCTTTCCATCTCAGATGAGATTTTATTGCGTTCTTCCTTTCCTTCTTTTTGTCCGCCTATCAATCTGGCTATTTCTTTCCAATTAACAACATCATTTACATTTCCAGTAATGTCGTAAGTTTCCTCGAACTTTATTTTAAATGTATCATTATCATCACATACTTCTTGGAAGTTTTCTACACAAGATTTTGGTATGATAAGCTTATCTGTATATTGTAATAATAAATGAAAATACGCATTTTTATATTCTACATTTTCAAAGGGTTTATCAATACCATCTACTCTTAAATAATGGTGGTTTTCTTCATCACCGTCCCAGTCTTCTTTTTTCTGGAATAATGAATTATATTTTTGGATAAGACCTCTTCGTTTTAAACCATCATCGGTTTTTGCATTAAAGGTATGATTTGAGTTTGTTTGTAATTTCGCTTGAATTGCTTTTGTCTGGTCTGTTCCGAACATAATCTCACAATTGATTTGTTTTGCATCTACAAAATCTTTGATAAAATCTACATCTAATTTCTTCTGTGATAATTCTTCTATATATGCTATGCGTATGGGTTTATTAAGTAAGTCCGCTATATGTTTGTGTCGTTTAGTATAATTTTTATCGAATGTTTCGGCGTTAAGTTTTTTGATATAAATAGGGAAGCATTTCTGATGGATACTCATTTCTGCCGATTTTCCGTTGGATGCTACGCCTATATTCATTTTAAATAATTGTTTATCTACAGACCCAGTTAAACAATACGACAACCATGCAAGTTGAAAATCTCGTTGTTCTTGTTCTGGTTGTAATTTCTTAAAGAAGTCATCGACAAAATTGACTGCTTCTTTTGATATATTTTCTGGTTCTATATAATCGTAGTCTAACCAAGTTGTTATATAGTCGAAATAACAACGCTGTCTAAATATCTTCTGTTTCATATCATATACGCCATTCTTGAAATTAATATTGTAGTGGTCTTGAACGCCTACATCGAATATTTTATTGTTAAAACATACTGCCAGTTTTGTTTTGACGAATGTTCCTACATTCTTATTAAATGAAATGCCTTTTACTTTTTTTGTTAGGCACGAGATTGCATAATGTATTTCCTTTAATGCTCCTTGTTCTGCTTTTCTTATTTTCTCATTTTGTATCTGGGCTACCCTATACTGTTCTTCGCCGTATTTTAACCAGCATATTTTTATAAAAGTATCGAAATACTTGGATATTTGGTTATATAATATGAGTGGCTCTTTTGCGTCGTCTGATCGCCATTCATTATTATAATAAATATATAACTTATTCGTTGTTCTATCTAATACCAAGTCGGTTTTATAAAAGTTATGAAAATATGTAGCACAATCGCTTTCATTTACGGTTATATTGAGGGTTTGTATATCAATTAAATCTTTTAGTTTTTGTTCCATATTTGGTGCATATTTATAGTTAATTTCGTTGTATTTTTGTAAATCCGATATTTTTGAATAATGATAGAATGTACCAAGATTTAGTCCTTTTTCGATATATTTAGTCCAGTAGTCATCTACATATATTTTTTTATCTCGACCACATTTATCGGCTAAATGATATGCTATATTAATATAATCGTCGTCATTTACACTTCGTAAAGCCCATACAAGTATAATCCAAGTTGAATATTTACCCTCTTTCATATAATCTAAACTGATGTTGTTGGCGTGGTCTAATGTCTTTAAATATTCGTCATCGTGTTCTTTTTCTTTCTTTTGTTTCTTTTTTGGTTGAGATGAATGTTCTGCTTCTGCTTCTACTACAACGATGTTGTTTTTTTTATGCACTTTTTTAGTTGCTAATCTGGTATAATCCATATCGCATCTTTGTTGCCATTTGTTATATTCTATCTCCGTTAAGTATTTTTTAACATCATTCCAATTAAGAGTTGGTATTGTACCGTTATAGTTGAATACTTCGCCGTCTTTATTTTCCCAAGTCATTCTGGTTAATATTTCGCCATCTGTAAAGTTAATATTATCGGAGGCGTTTTTCCATCCGCCTTTTGTTTGGTTTTTTAGTTTATTTGCATCTAATCCATCAATACGGAAGAATAAGTGAGGATTTCCTTTGTTGCGTGATTTTGTATAAGGACAATCTTTAAATATGTTTGGTAGTTCGTTAAAATCATAATCGCCGTATTTAACACCGTCCATTTCGAATGATTTATCAATATCAAGGCAGTACAAGTTTCCAACGGCTTCCATCGATACTTCAATAGTATCTGTTGCATCAATACTTAAGGGTTTCCAAAAATATTCTTTTCCAGTTTTAGCAACCGTTCGTTTTATTTGTTTTCCTTCTTGGATTGTTTTAAAATCATCAATATTCATATCGCTTTTACTGGTAGTAAAATCGCCTCTACGCACACCATAATAGCATTTAATTCCATCACGCTGGAATGTTTCCTCAATAAACTTCATAATAGGTTGCCCTAAATGTGTTGTTGGGTAGATTGCTTTTGATTTGCCGTATTCACTCATTCTATATATTACTTAGATATTTTATTTTTAAATATAATACTAAATTAATTATTAAATAAAATATTCCTAAATATTCTGTTTCAATTTTTTTTTTATTTAAATAATAAATAAAAAAATCCCTAAATAAAAAATTAATGGAGTTCGTAATTCATAATAATTACTTCTTTTCTGTCTGAACCACCAATTTTACCTTTATTTTTACCGCCGATTGGTGCAACAACAGACTTAATATAAAAATCCCTAAATATATTGCGTATGTTTGGACTATCATTCAAAGTCAGCATAAATAAACCCTTGATTTTAGAAAGAATATCTCTTAATTCTTCAAAGTCAAAAGTAAATGATTCATATAACCCTTTACTATCTTCATAAGGGGGGTCGATAAAAAAGAATGTAGTTGGTGCATCATATTTTTTAATAACGCTTTTGTAATCTTGACTTAAAATAGTGGTATTCTTTAATTTCTCTTGGTATTCATCTAAATTACTTATTTTGTTTTTGTGTGTAGTTGATTGATAAATCTTACCCTTACCTTTACTACTAAAAGTATTACATGAAATATATAATTGTTGTAGCATTTGTTCGTATTCGTTAATGGGTTTTTTATTCACGAATGCTTGTATTTTTTTAATTCTTGTTTCTTCTGTTTCACTATTGTCTGCTGGTATGTAAGATAATAATTGTTCTTTATCAGCTTTTTTTAAAAGGCGGTAGCCTTTAATCAAGTCTTTGTCTAAATCATTTATAATTGATTTCTCTACAGATGACTTATTCCAAAATACTGCTCCCCCTCCAACCATAGTTTCAACATATAATTTATGGTCTGGAATGAGAGGCAGTATTTTATCTAATAAAGTTTTTTTTGTTCCAATTCTACAAAATAATGGTGAAAGTCCATTACCCTTCATTTATATTATTACAATATGTTTTTTTTTATTTAAATCTACCCAAAGGAAGTGGTATTCTAATTTTATCATCGTCGCCACCAGTAATATCGTCAATATCCAATACATCAATATCCTTTCTTAGTGAGGGGTTTTCTGATTGAAAAAATAATTTAAGGCAATACTCATTTTTTTTAAAGTCGCATGAATTATTTAAATCGTCAAAATGGTCTAAAAAATCCTCTGTGTCGTGATATATAGAACCAGTCCTACCCTTAAACGAATTAATGAAATGACCCCACGCCATACAATACCAACCGCACATATTTCCCATTAGCGACTGAATATCTTTTTTATTATATGGAACATAACAACCGATATAATCCTTAACTGATTCTGGGGGTGGGATACCATAACTATCTACATACATCGGTTCAATCGTCCCCTTTTTTGTTTTATTGACTTGAAAGGCAGTCCAGTGCGTCCCCTCGTTTCTTTCTCCAGTTTCATCGTCCAATTCATCTTGCATATTTATTATGTAAAACCTATTATACTTTAAAGGTTTCTCTTTCAACTCATCTTTAAAACATATTCTCTCTAATGGAACTTTCATTTTAACCGCCAGAGTTTCTAATTGTCTATCAGTAAGCATTCTATATAATTAATCAAGATATTATTTTTACTAAATAATACTAATCAATATCCATTTATTATTAACCGCTTTTCTATAATATTTTACTGTAAATCGTTTGTTTCTAATTTTAACTGTAAAGGTTGCTCTTCTTGCATAATGAGGAGCATCTCGCAGTTCATTATGAATAGTATTGAAAATATAAAAGGACACCTCACTATATCTGCATACATTTATATATTCCAACATATAATATTTTAATTATTATATTTTGCTAAATAAACCTTACTAAACTTTTAACATTCCGTCCTCACTATTATCACTCGAAGATGAACTCATATCAAACTTGAATGTAGGAGTAGAGGGCATCAACGAAGCTAATGATTGTGTTTTAGTAAGCTTAACCAATTCTAGTGGTATTAATGTATCTGGGATTTTGGTTTCACTTATGTTTGTCTGTTCTATAAGTTTTCTATATCTATTCATAATGTCTTCCAGAAAATCCTTACCGCTCACCGACCTTCGTCCTCTGGCTACGGATAATATTTTAAATATTTCAACAGCTAATAAGTAATACTCTTTCGAGGAAGTATATTCATTCTCCATATTTTTTTGGAGATTTAAATAAACTTCTACTGATGCTAAAATTGCTATAAATAAAGAAATAGCACATGTGGTTGTAGAGGCTATGCTTTGTCCTACATAACTCGCCATAGATACTGCAAGAACCGAGTTAAAACCATTTAATATAATGCTTGGTATTCTAAAATATTTTAATTTAGATTTAAAAAAAAAATATTGCTTCTTATGCAGTTTATCCAATACAATACAATTCTCTCTTATCTGATTACATAATAATTCAATATCGTCGAACCATTCTGTTTCCATGACTATATATATATGCTATATTTATTCATTATCATTCTTACTATAAAACTCTGTAATGAGGTCGCCATTTTCATCAACACACGAAGACCTTTTAATAGCATCGTCTTGTCTTGTGCCGAATACGATAAATGATATGGTGGTTGGTTCATCTGTTTCAACTTCAATATGTAAAATAGAACCCTCTAAATATCCAATTACATTATCGAAAGTTGCATTATTACAAAGAGATACAGACATATTTTTATTAAGAGCTGTTATTGTTCCAGTAGTCATATTAAAATGCTCGTCAAGGTTAATTATACAAGAACCAGACACATTTACAGTATCACGATAAATATTCTTAACCTCACTACCCTCTACACAAGCGTGTCTCAATTTTTTTGTTTCATCTTTGGGGTGGATTATTTCAAAAGTCTTTGCTCCATTTACAGTAAAGCCTTTCTCACATCTAACATATTTTATGGAGGCATAATGGATATCAATTCTTTGGGTATCATAAAAACTACACATAAAAGCTTCTTGTGTGCTGCCAGAATAAAATGAATAAGTCCATCTTAAAATATCGTATCGGAGTTGTTGGATTATGACCCCCCTTGTTAGTGATGCCCTATCCGATGACGAACCAAAAGAAATAGTGCAAAATTGCGATGTATTACTATTAGTATCAACACGGAGGAAGGGTCTGTCATTAGAACCTATATCATATTTACGGTCATCATATTGACCGAAATAAGCAAACGGTTTTGTTTTTTGTATGGTTTGAAAATTGCCTAATCCTAAATAATTATAAGGAATGTTGTTATGAACGGAACTGTCATCATATATATAGACATTTAAATATTCGTCTGGATTGGAATACAACTGCGTTATATCATTACTAAACCAATTAATCGTTGGAGCTGTTCCAGTAATCGTTTTAATAGTATTTAAATCGGTTAAAGCACATGTATTCGTGATGTCAAGAAAAGTGGTGCTTAAAACACTTAGAATAGCAGATGCTACTGAAACATTATTTTTAAAAGTAAATGTCGTCCCACCAGTATAATTAAAATTATAAATAGATGTATCAATACCAGAGGGAGGAGTATAATTTGTAGCTGTAGGTGAAGTAAATGATGTTCCAGATGTTCCAGTTAAATCACCGATAAATTGACTGGCGAATATGCTTTGAGTAGCCGTTAAATTAGTTCGTGATATTATACAATTGTTAATATTAAGATTAGCACTACCAACTTTGTCGATAAGATTTATTTTTAAATCCACATCTTCTATTATAGTAATTACAGTATAATTTAAACCAATTGTTAGAGAGAATTGAATACCGTAAGTATCACGAACATACTCTAAAAAATCCGCCCAAGACGCTCCCTCAAGGGCTTTTTGCACGAATAAAATATTTCCTTCCCTTTTCGTTAGTTTAGTATCGTTTAAGAGATAATCTTTTGTATTAAATGCTTGATTAATAGCATACGGTTTTAAATACAGAGCCATTTTATTATATAATATATACATATAAAAAAATAGATTATTTACTCCTTTCTAAAATTAGTTTTCCATTATCATTTGTGATTGGAAGATTAAATATAGTGTCGTCTTGTCTTTCTCCTATTACCATGAAAGAAACATTATCATTTGTAGGTTCTTTTGCTATAATATGTAATACATTACCATCAAGATAAGATTTCAACCTTGTAAAAGATGTTTCGTTTGATGTATAAATGCTAAACTCTCTATTTAATGATACAAATGTGCCTTCCATCATATTAAAATGATTATCAAGATTTATCTCTGCTACA